TTTGTTCCGGTTTTATCTGTTAATGTTACAAGCACAACAGTTACATTAATTATGTCTGATACTGGTGGTATTGTAACAGGAGACTTCCCAACAGCTGGAGGAACTGTATATACTTATATTAATGAGGATGATTTTAACTTCACCGTACAAGAATTTGATGGTGCTTCTTCAAACTCACAAGTAATAGGTTCTTATGGAAGTTCACTTTACACTGCATTCTCTAATGGTACTGTTACTGATGGCGATGAAGCAGTATACGAAGTAGGTGGAACTCAATATACCTCATTCTTGGTATTTAATGCTGCTGACTATGGATACATTCATACAGCAGTTCCAACTACCGGGGTTGATAAAATTGAAATATCCGATCCTTCTTATTACTTGCCTTCTGTTAGAATTGTTGCATACCAAGAAGATGGATATGTAAACCTAACTCCTAAATCTGAATTTGATATTGATGGTACTGGAGTATTCTTAGATTCTAATGCATCTGCTTTAGCTGCAAATACTTTAGGTGTTCAAACTCTAAAAGGAGCATTAAACCTTACTATTGATATCTTGGCAGATTCTGATGATGAACCTAGTTTGAAACCTAACCAGGTACTTATCGCTGCTAATTCTCCAGAAGCTGCTGATGTAGTTGTAGGTAATTACTTGTTGAATTTTGAAGGTTCTATTGCGGTACCTCATTCAAGATTAACCAGAATTAATGAAGTTATAGGTGGACAAACCACTACTCAGTTCCCTGTTATTCCTGCTGGAGTAACTGCACTGTTAGTAACTTGTCAATCTGAAATTTCTGTAGATACTGTTGGGGCCGATAAGAAAGTTGAATTGTATTACCCAATCGATAGATGGGTTGATTACTTAAACATCTTTACTTTAGACGGATTCCAATTAGATGTTACTAAACACGTACCTGATGGTTCTAATGATAGACAAAATGCTATCTTAAGTGGAACTTTAAGTGGTACTAATTTATACAAAGCACTCACTGATAGAGAAACTATTAACTTCCGTTATGTCGTTGATACTTTCGGAAATGGAATTGAGAGTGGATCTAAGGCAATCTTTACACAGTTATGCCAAGATAGAAAGAATGCATTTGCTATTCTTAATGCACCTTCTGCTAAGGACTTTAAAAATAACACTGATCCTTCTTTCTTAGATGCAACTGGAAGCCTTTCATCTAGACTAATTTCTACTGGAGGTGATCTTACTAAGAATCCAACTGTTAGATACTCGTTGCCTTCACCAACTCAAGGTGGTAGCTGGGGAGCATTCTATTATCCTTACATTACCGTAAGAGATCTTGGAAAGAACATTAATGTTCCACCTGCTGCTTATGTTTCTAATAACTTTATTGCAAAATATGAAAATGCTTTACCATGGTCATTAGTTGCAGGAGTTCGCCGAGGTGTTGTAGGAGGTACTGGAGTTGTAGGATTAGAACTTAACTTAGATAAGGAAGATAGAGAATACTTGGAGCCATTTGGATTGAATCCAATTGTATTCCAAAGCGGAACAGGTCCAACTATCTTTGCAAATAAAACTGCGCAACAAACGCCAAAATCTGCTTTAAGTTCAATTAACGTTAGAGAGGTTGTTATTTACATCCAAGATGGAATTGAGGCAATCCTTAAGAACTACTTGTTCGAGTTCAATACTGCTCAAACGAGATTAGAGATTAAGACTCTTGCTGATAACTTCTTAACAACTGTTCAAAACGATGATGGTGTTTATGACTTCAGAAATATTATGGATGAAACCAATAATACACCTGAGGTTATTGACCAGAATGTTGGTATTCTTGATACTTACATTGAACCAGTAAGAGGAATGGAAATTCTTGTACAAAGAACCACAATTCTTAGAACTGGAGCAATTAGTACAGGAAACTTCCAATAAGAAAAAGAAAAGAGAATAAATAAAAAAATAAGATAAGTTATGCCATTACCACATTATACGCAATCAAGGGCTAGCAGTCAAAGATACGAACCAATTCAACCTAACTTGTTTGAGGTTACTATCTTTAGCCCACTAGGCGATGATACAGGTTTGATCTTAGAGCATGTTAAGACAATTGGAGGTTTGAATAACCTTAATCCATCAGTAGATGCAATCGGACAGAAATATAAGTTTGCTGACCGTTCATTTGCAAGTATGCCAGGACAGACTTTCGTTGATCTAACTTTAAACTTCACTCTTAACTTGAATGAAGCTAATGAAAACTACATGTACAATACCTTCCGTAACTGGTATAAATTAATCTATGATCCTTTAACTGGTGAAATGGGATTAAAGAAAGACTATGTTGGAAGTATGATCATTGTACAATACAACAGAGCAGGTGATATCTTTAGAAAGATTACCTGTAAAGATGTATTCCCAACAGGTCAACCAGATTTCGTAGATGAATTGAACTATGAAACTGCTGATGCCGTTGAACTTTCAATGACTTACCGTTGTGATCATTGGGTTGAGGAAAACGTAGGAGCTTAATCTAAACTCTTTATATAGAAAAACTGGCCATAGGCCAGTTTTTTTGTCATCACACTAATATATAATATAGAATACATATTACATAATTATGATCATATTTAAAGTTGAAAATGTTAATGACGGTAAAGTTTACATCGGTTACTCTGTAAACGATAACCCAAATAACTTAGGAACGGGTAAATATATTAAAAGGGCAGTTAAAGACTTTGGCATAAAATCATTTACTCGAGAAATACTAGAAACCTTCGATGATGAAGAGTCTTTAGGAAAGATAATGGACCGAGTAGAGTTTTGGATTAAAAAGTACAAAGCTGATAACTCTAAGTACGGCTATAATGAAAGCGTACAAGAAATGATACCTCAAAAGAAAAGGTTAACTAAAAAATTACAAGTTTTATTAACGCCTGAGGATGAGGATAACTTAAATTCAATTATCATACAAAAATCAATGGAACATGGTATTAAACCTGTTCCTGTTTCAAGATATGTAAGAAGCCTTATAGTTGAGCATATCGTCGAAGAAACTTCACCAGAAAAACAGTTAACAAAAATTAAATAACAATGAGTACTCACGAAGAAGACATTAAGAAAGAGTTTGCAGCAGCTGAAGGAATTCAGGATGTTGAATCAACTCAAATTAAAGAAGATGGTACAGTTTCATCTTTAGGAAAGGTAGATCCTACTAGAGGAATGGGACTTACTTCACCAGATGATCCAGAAATTAAAAGAATCCAGGAATTAGCTGGATACGTTAAATTAGATTTAAGTAGATTACCTTCACGTGGTCGCTTTTACCGTGAAGATTTTGAAATCCACCTTAGAGCAGCTCGTGTTGGAGAAATTCGTGATTTTTCTACAATGGAAGAAGATAACATTAGAGATGTTGATGAAAAGCTTAATTCTCTTCTTGTTAATTGTACAAAAATTATGTACGGTAACCAAAGAGGATCTTATCGTGATATTCTTGAAGAAGACCGAATCTTTATTATCTTAACTATTAGAGAAATTACATTTAAGAACGGTGAAAACAAATTGATGATGCCTGTTGGTAAAAAGAAATGTACATCATCTGCATGTAAATCTCAGGATAGCGTGGAACTTAAAACTGACAATTTACAGTTCCAAGAAATCGATGATCTGATTGGAAAATATTATGATGATCAAAATAGATGCTATACCATTCCAACAAAAAGTCATGGAGAGTTGACATTGGCACCACCTACAATTGGTGTTATGAGGGCTATCACTGACTGGGTTAGAAAAAGAGAAGAAGAAAATAAACCTTGGGATAAATCTACATTAAGTATTATCCCTTATATTCAAAGAGAATGGCGAGCATTTAACGATAAAGAAATCTTTTCTGCTGTAACAGCATTACAGGGATGGGATTCTGGAAAATATTCAATCGTATATCGTCTTATTGAAAAAATGAAATTAGGAGTCAAACCGGAATTTGTCTATCCTTGTATATCTTGTGGCGCGGAGGTCACAGTTCCGCTTTCCTTTCCCGGAGGTGTCAAGGCTCTCTTCATTATTTCAGATATCTCTTCTGAACTTCTTTAAGATTAGAGTTCTACTTATGGAAAAATTGCATGTCCAGCCAACTGAGCTGGATATGCTTCCATTTTATGAATACGAATACACTCTTGAAATCTACAATGATATAGTTAAAGAGCGTAACGACGAGGAGAAGAGGTCAAGTTCTTCTTACGAAGACAAATATAAACCTAACTCAATGCAGAAAACAGCGCAAAAACAGATGAGTAGTTATAAAATGCCATCTATGCCTAGCATAAGCATGCCGAAGTTCTAAATATATAATGTAATGGCAGCTGTTACACTCAAAGACTTAATGGATCCGCTATCCAAAATTGCAGCGGCAACAGAAGCGACTAACGAAAAATTAGACGCTTTTGTTGCTATGGCAACTGGAAGTGGTGGGGCTAAGAGTTTAGAGGATGCTATCTATTATGAGCTGCAGGCCCAAACTGAATACCTTAAACAAATTGAACTTAATACTGGAAAGAGTTCTATTGCATTAGGAGGTAAGGGTGGTAAAGGTGGCAAACTTTCAGCTGCAAAAAATGCAGGTGATGTCCTATCGGCATTAGGTGCCAGTGCTATGGAATTGGCTACTGGTCTTGTTGCATTTAGACGTGTTAAGAGAAAGACCTCTCAACATTTTATTGATACAATAAGAGAAACCTTTGGGGTTTTAGAAGACATTAAGAAACCTAAAAAGGTAGCCAAGGCAGCAGAGGCTTTAGAAGTAATGGGTAGTTCTATACTTGGGTTTTCAAAGTCATTAGCAAAATCAGTAATACCTTTAGCAATAGTTGAAAAGCTAGGTGGGCTAAATTTATTAGCTAGGGTTGTTACAAAAGTAAGCGACATTTTTAATGAGTTAGGTCAAAATAAAGATGCAAAGAAAGGCGCTAAAACCTTACAGATAATGGGAGATTCTTTGCAAAGTTTTGCAAAAGGTCTAGTCTTTGCTGCTGTTGCTTCTGCTGTTGGTATTTTATTTACACCTATCATTGGGGCTGCGATAGGTATTATGGCGTGGGTTTTTACCAAGGTAGGTAGAAAAGATAAGCAGATAAGGAAAGGCACTAGGGCTGTGGATAGGATGGGGGATGCTATGAAATCCTTTGCAATAGGATTAGCATTCTTTGCTCTTACCGCTGCTCTT